CCGGCCCGGACGTTAAGGCCGATTATTACCGGCAGGCATTCGCCTGGGTAGACCAAGATGCGAATCCGGACGCCAAGGGTTCCTATAAATTCATTCACCATGATGTTTCGGACGGCGGCGCCATCGGTCCGGCCAACATCAAAGGCTGTCAGACCGGCATCGCGGTCCTGAACGGCAGCATGGGCGGTTCGAAAATCCCCGACGAGGACCGTCAGGGCGTCTATGAACACTTGGCCGCACATCTTCGGGACGCCAAGGTCGAACCTGACGAACTCAGGAGTACGGGCAATTGCAATAACGAAGACGAGGACATGAACATGGACCTTCGCCGGAAATTGCTGATTATAAAAACCTATCTGTAAAACTGCGGCCGGATGGCTGCTTTTTGCCTTAAACCGCGAAGCTGGATAGCCTAGCGGGCGCGCTGGACAGGGCGTGGCGGATTCGATCCGATTCGATAACAAAATCGCAACTTGGAGGTAAGCACTCAATATGGACAAGAGAATAAAAGAGATTCTCGCCCGTAAAACTGAAATCCGCAATCTGCTTCAAACCGGCGACGAGTGCGACCTGGATGCCATCCAGGCCGAACTGGAGGCCCTGGAGCAAGAGGAACGCAGCATTCAAAAGCGGCTGGACATCGCCAGCAAGCTGAATACCGGCGATGTTCGCGGCAGAATTATCCTGCCTCCGGGCGCCAAAGTCGCCCCGGAAGAAGAGCAGCAGCGCTCCGGCGTTGACACTACTTCCATGGAGTACAGAACCGCCTTTATGAACTATGTTCTGCGCGGCACTCCGCTTCCGCAGGAGTTCCGGGCCGACGCCACCACCATGACCACCGGTGCTCCGATTCCGGAGAATGTCCTCAATACAGTTGTGGACAAAATGCTGGCCAGCGGCATGATTCTGCCGATCATCACCCAAACCAACTACCGGGGCGGCGTGGCCATTCCGAATTCCAGCGTCAAGCCGGTAGCTACCTGGGTGTCCGAAGGTCAGGGCAGCAGCAAGCAGGCCAAGACCACCGGCTCCATCATTTTCGGTTACTATAAACTGCGCTGCGCCGTTGCCGTCAGCCTGGAAGTTGATACCATGGCCGTGCCCGCGTTCGAGGCCATTCTGATCAACAATGTTTCCCAAGCCATGGTCATTGCGCTGGAGCAGGCGATCATTTCCGGCTCCGGCAGCGGCCAACCTACCGGTATTATTTCGGCCGGCACACCGGTCAACGCCGGCCAGGTAATTACCGGCACCCCTTCGCGGAAGTCCTTTATCGCCGCCGAAGGCGCTTTGGATATCGCCTACGAGGCAACCGCGAAATGGTGCATGACTAAGCAGACCTGGAACGCCATGCTGGGTGAAACCGATACCGCCGGTCAGCCGATCGCCCGCGTGAACGAAGGTATTCCCGGCAAAACTCCCCGCACTCTGCTCGGTCGCGAGGTTGTGCTGTGCAACTACCTTCCGGCCTTCTCCACCAGCCTGACCGCCGGCACCGTGTGGGCGTTTTTGTTTGATTTCAGCGACTATGTGCTGAACACCAACTACAATATCAACGTCCAGCGCTATCAGGAGATCTGGGTTGGCGACGACTGGGTTACCAGGGCGGTTATGATCGCCGACGGCAAAGTCGTCGACCCCAATTCCCTGGTCACTCTGGTTAAGTAATAACGGGGCGGCATAGTCCGCCTCTACTTTTTCAAGGCGGTGAAACACAGATGAGAAAAATTGACTGTGTGGCAGCGGCCTTTGCCGATCTGAACCACAAAATCATCACCGATATCCTTGCGCGGGGTTATTCACCGACCGATGCGGAAACTCTGGCCACGGTCCGGGAGAATCTCAAAGTCTTGAAGGACTTCGATATTGAGTCCGATCCGGCGCCGGAAGTTCCCGCCGAGGCCCAGGCAAAAGCCAAGGCTGGTGACTAATCATGGCCACGGCGCTCACGCTTGACGACGTCAAGCTTTACCTTCGGATCGACAGCAATGACGAGGACGCGCTTATCCAGGACCTTATGGAAGGCGCCATCGGGTATCTGCAGCGCATGACCGGCAAGGTCTACGACTCGACCGACGGCGTTTGGAAGATGGCGGTCAAGTACCTTTGCGCGCATTGGTATGAAAATCGGGACGACACGGTTGTCGGCCGTGACGCCAAAGTGGACCACACCATTGATGCGCTCATAAACCACATTTCACTTTGCGCGGATTATGCGGACCTTCCCGCCGGTGACCCGGACAATCCGCCAGTTCCGCCGGTGTCGCCATGATTATCGGGCGGATGAAATGGCGGATTACCCTACTTCGCCCTGTTAAAACTCCGGACGGAATGGGCGGCTCGAAAACGACTTACCAACCTGTCGGTAAGGTGTGGGCGGAGTTTAGGAATCCAAACGTCAAGGAGATTCCAGCCGTCGGCACGGTCGTCGGCGATTTGGTCAGGCTGATGTCCATCCGGCGTCGGACGGACATCAAGCGCGGCTGGCGTGCCCAGAATGAAGGCCGAACCTACGACGTGCTGCACACCTATGACATCGATCGGGAAACCACAGTGATTGTTTGCCGGGAGGTTGTGTACTGAGATGGCTGTTTTCACGGTAAATCTGGGCATCAACGATCTCCAACGGTCCCTCGGAGCTTTCAAAACTTACGACGCCCAGACCCAGGCAAAACTGCGTTCGGCAGTTCAAACCTCAACGTCGAACATCATGCTGGGCGCAAAACGGCGGGCGAGGGTGAAGTCCGGAGGGTTGGTAAAAGGCATTTCTATGTCCTACGACGGCATTCGAAACATCGGCATTGTCCGGGCAAAATCTTCGCACGCCCACCTGGTGGAATACGGCGCCAGGGCCGCGAAAGAGCGGCCAAGAAACAAGAGGGCTCTGCACAGCAGCGCATTGACAGGAAGCGGTTTTGCCGCTGCCGCGAACATTCCGGCGCGGCGGGAGTTTCCTTTTATGCGACCTGCATTCGAGGACGAGAAACTGAACCTGGTCAGGTCGGCTGAGGCGGCGATCAAACCATGATTATCATGCGGCGCATACCCATGACAGCCCTGCAGACAGGGCTGTTTAGCTTATTGTCTGCCGGGCAGACAACGCCGGTATATGACGACGTCCCGGAGAATGCTGTTTTCCCGTATATCACAATCGGCGCTTTTACCTGTAAGCGGCTGCCCGATAAAACATCGGATATCTGGGAGGCGTCGATCCAGATACACATCTGGTCGGATTACAACGGCAAGGCGGAGATCAACGCGGTCGCCAACGACATTGCCACGGTGGTTTCGTCGGCCTCGATCGAGGCGCCTGGCTTTTTTGTCATCAGCCAGGACGTCGATTTCTTCGAGGCGTTTGCCGAGGAAGAGTTCGGCTATCACGGCGTTCTCACCGTCGTCATAACCATTCAAAACACTGGAGGCTGATAACATGTCCGTGAATCTACCGACTAATCCGTCACCGGCCCAGGCTACGGTCGGCAAGGATTATCTGCTTTATATCAACACCGGCACCGCTACGGTTCCGATCTGGACGCTCATCGGCGGACAGCGGGCAGGCACTCTGACCCGGAAAGGCGACACCATCGACGCCTCGGACAAGACCACCGGCGGCTGGAAAGCTTCGCTGGTCGGGCTTCTGTCCTGGTCCATCTCTCTGGACGGCCTGGTGCTGCTCCAGGACGCGGGCATTACCGCCTTGGAAACCGCTTTCAACGCCGGCAAGCAGGTCAACATTCAGTTCGTTTATCCGGACGGAAAGTATCGCACCGGCTGGGGCTCCATCTCCGAGTTGACCATCGACAACCAATACAACCAGGCCGCCACGCTGAAGGGCACTATTGACGGCGTAGGCCCGCTCTCCGATCTTACCGACCCTGCCTAAAGACGGAATAAAGAAAGGCCGGCCGGGATCGCGCTATGCGGACCTGGGAATATGACAACTCCCACCGCCTATAAGCGATGGGAGTTGTTACCCCTTAAGGTCTTTTGAGAGTCATGTCATGTTCCCCAATATTCCGCAAATAAACCGTATCAGGCTTGATGTATTGGAAAGAGACACGGACACTCATGTTTACCGATGCCTCAAAAATGTCCGCAGTCCCCTGAATCTTTTTGATGCGTAATGAAGGATGCCGTGGATTCTCTTCGATGAGCCGCAGGAACTTTTCGACCTGTTCGATGGTGAGAACACCCTTGCCGACCAATTTCCGGAGTTCTTTTATGAACTTGTCACTGCGGCTAATCTTGGGCACGTTTGATTTCCTCCAGGAGTTCGCCCGCCGAGTATTCTTTGCCGTGCCCCTTTTCGGCTATTTCCTGTTCCACTTCCTTCTCAGCGGCCTGCCATTCCTTCGACCAATACCATGCTTGCTCCTTAGGAACAAGAGTCTTCGGAGTGATGATGATTTTGCCGTTCTCGATAGTGTACTCCAGTATGTCGCCCTCACGGATTGCCAGGGTCTTGGTTAGTGATTTGGGCAGGGTCACTTGGTTCCGGCTGCGTACCTCTATGCGGCCTGTCATTTGGACGTCCTCCGTTTTCTGAATTTCTTACTTTCAGTATATCCGAATTTCACACAAAAAGAAACCCTTCATCCACAATTATTAATCAAGGAGGAAATCATGAAAAAGATCATTCCTTTTGACCACTTTGAGGCCGGGCAAACCATTTACTTCGACATCGTTCGCCTTGCCGAGCTGGAGAAAGTACTGGGCGATTCCATCATAAATGTGGTCCGGCGCCAGGACGCCGGCATTAACTTTTGCATCGCGGGCTGCCTGGTCGGCCTAAAGCACCACTATAAGCGGCCGACAGCGGCGCTCATGGCTGAGAAGATTGAGGAATATCTCGACAAGGGCGGCAACCTGGACGAGCTGGCCCTGCCCATCGTGCAGGCCATCCTGGCCACCGGCATCTTCGGAAAGGTGGATCAGGAAAGAAAAAACGCGGAAGAGCCCAAGGCGTAACCTTCGAGTCTTTTGCGGAGTGGGTTGAATGGGCGGAGCCTTTGGCCTACGGTCAGCTAGAGCTGAAGCCTTGGGAGTTCGGCCGATTGCAGCCACAAGAATTCATCTTGCTCCTGGAAGGCTACTCTTGGCGCCGGAGACAGCAGGAAAACATGATCGCTTACTTCGTCTGCCAGTTGATGAACATCGAGGGCAAATACCTGGCCCAGCCGATCGGCGTTGCCGATCTTCTTGAGCCGATCCGGGGCGAGCGCAAGCAAAAACGCAGCGACGATGAGGAATATCTGCGCGAGCAGTTCAAGGATATCCTAAGAAAGGAAAGGGTGTGAGGATTGTCGACTATCGCTGAACTCCTAGTCAAAATCGGGGGCGACAACTCCGGGCTGAAGAAAACCCTGGATGACAGTCAGTCCAGTGTACAAACCGCCTTCTCCACAATCCCCATCACTAACTTCACCGGCGCGATCAGCGGGGCGGCGGCCGGCATCGGCGGCATGATCGGCAAGCTCACAGGGTTGGCCACACTTGTCGCCGGTGGCTTCGGCCTGGGCGCCATCGTCGAGAGCGCCGTCAATGCCGGCGAGGCGGTTTATCAACTTAGCACCCGGCTCGGTGTGAGCACACAGGAGGCCGCAAACCTATCCAGGATTCTAAAACTGACCGGCGCCGACGGCGATTCATTCGCGGGCGCCATGCTGCGGCTCGATAAGAACTTTAATGCGTCAGGGCAGGCCGGGGAAAAAACCCGTGCCACCCTGGCGCTTTTTGGTGTATCTCTTACCGACAGTGCCGGTAAACTGTTGCCGTTGAACCAGCAGTTGGAGAACCTCAGCAAGGGCTACAAACTGGCCGAAGCCAACGGCCTCCAGCAAGAATTCATCATGGAAACGCTGGGCGTGCGCGGCATGGCGCTCGTCAAAACGCTAAAAGACTACGGCGAGGCTGCCGAAAAAGCCGCCCAAATCCAGGGTATCGGCCTCGACCCTCAAAAACTGCATGATCTGAAACTGAATATGGAAGTCGTGTCGATGCAGGCCGGCCAGATCGGGCTGGCGCTTGCCGGTGCCTTAACGCCGGTAGCGCAGGAGTTGTTTCCGCCGATCATGTCTGGCCTGCAGACGACGGCGGCCTTCCTGAGTGAGAATAAAACCCAAATTGTTGAACTGACAAAGGACGCCCTGGAACTGCTTGCCGCATATAAAGGCATCCAGCTGGCAGGCGGCGCCGCCAGTGCCATTGCTTCCTTATGGCAGACCGCAGCTGCACAGGCAGCCGCGTCGTCCGCCACGCAGGCTGCCGCTGCCGATGGACTTTCCGCTGCACAGGAAAGAGCTATCGCCCGGGCCGTCGCTGCGAGCGATAAAATGTATGCCAAGATGCAGGCCGACGCGGTAAGAACCGCGCAGCAGGCGGGCCTGAGCGCGGAGGAAACCGCTGCGGTTATCGCCGAGAAGTGCGTCGAGATCGCCAATGCCGGCGCGACCGCGGCCGCGAAAATCCGGGCGGATATGACCGCCGCCTTTACGGCTCAGGCCGAAGCAGCCCGAATCGCCGCAGCCGAGTCTGTTGCTGCTAATGAAATGAGCGCCGCTTCCGCGAGAGTGGCCGCAACAGCCGAGGCGGAGTTGACAACCGCAACGGCTGCACGGGGAGTTGCTGCGGTGGCCGCTGGCGAGCAAACGGTCGGCGCGATGGCAACGGCAAAAGTGGCCGCCGGCAACTTCCTATCAAGCCTTTGGGCCTTGGCCGGCGGCTGGGTCGGCGTGGCTGTGGCCACAGGCTTCGCTATAAAAGCCCTGGTCGAGTATTTGGATGGGCTTCATAAGGTTCAGAGCTACAACCCCAGGGCGGAGGTCTGGGACGA